TACAAATCTTAATGATATATGGGAAAATGAGCAACGTAAGTGGGATGATATAATATGAAAAATTTTAATACGAGGAAAATATAATGGCAGATTTATCAGGTTCAACGATTGCTTCAACGTACGATAGGCTGTTAGCCTTACCTAGCGGTGGATTGAACGGAAATAATTTAGTCGCTATTACCGATGGTGATTCAAGTACGGCTATTGGTATGAAGGTGGCAACAAATAAAATAGAAATAATACCTGGGTCTAATGATGCAAATGCGTTTGAAGTATCGCAAGCAGATGGTACTGCTGTATTTACAGTTAATACATCTAGCCCAGCTTTTTCTTTGACGGGAACTGGGACAATTACAAAAGCAATATCAGCTTCAAGTGGTGATAACTTTTTATTAAATATAGTCGGCACAGAAGCAAGTGGCGCAGATTTAGGAGCAGGTGATAATGTAGGAATATTATTTAAAACTGCTTATGAAACTACCACATCTAAAAAGGGCTCTGCTATTGTAGCAACAAGAGAAAGTGGTGATGATACAGACAGTTCAACTGGAATAGCTTTTAAGGTAAGTCAGGATGATGAAACCTTAGATGAAGCAGTTAGAATAGACCATGATGGAAATGTTGGTATAGGAGAAAGCTCACCTTCTGAAAAATTGCACATTGGTGGAGATTTTGCTGATTATAGAATATACAGTAGAACAGGCATTGAAAATGGTACTGTAGCTTTTAATGAATACTATACTGGTTCTGCTTGGGCAAACGATGATGATGACATAGTAAGTGGTGCTATGAGATTTTCTGATTCAAGAGATTCATTGGAGTTTGGAGTTAGAGCAGGTGGTGCAACTGCAGGTTACTCATCAACCCACATGACTATAAAATCAACTGGAGCAGTTGGTATAGGAACTACTGCACCATTAGAAATGTTTGATGTTAGCAAAGTAAATAATGGTGGTCTTGGGCCAGTATTGCAACTTACAAATGATCCTGGCTCATCAACAGCAATAGGAACATCTTGTAAAATAAAGTTTGCACCACATCACTCTGGAACAGAAGTTGCTGGTATTGAAGCTATCGCAACATCAACAGGAGCAGCCACAGCTTTATCATTTAGAACTCATACTGGTAGTGCTTTAGGTGAAAGAATGCGTATTGCAGCTGATGGAAATGTATTTATTAACGATAGTGCAAATGCAGACGTTACCCTAGGTCTTACAATAAATCAAGGTGCAAATGATGACCAAATTTTAGCACTTAAATCAAGTGATATTACTCATGGCGTTACAAGTTATGCAGAAACAGACACTTATGGTTTTATGAAAAAATATAGTGCTACTCAAGGAGGCCTTATAATAGGTGGTGTGACAACTCACGAAAGACCAGTGGCTCTACAAGCATTTGGTAATTATTATGCAGCCCCATCAGGAGGTACAGGTGTAGACAAGTGTGCAATACAGAATATGGCTTATGAAGTTAGTGGTACTGGAATTACCAATGTAGGTTCTGATGAATCTATATTTTCTGTTAGGTGTCAAAAAGGTGGCAGTATGCAAACTATTTTCATAGTTGATACAGAGGGTGATTTACACTCAGACGGCTCAACTTCAATAACAGGTTATGACTATGCAGAATACTTTGAATGGACTGATGGAAATCCTGATAATGAAGATAGAGTTGGTTATTCAGTTGTTCTTGATGGTGATAAAATTAGAAAGGCTACCGAAGGAGAAACTCCTATTGGTATTATTTCAGGCACTCCAGCAGTAGTTGGAGATAATCCAATGGGTTGGCATGGTACTTGGAAAAAAGATAAATGGGGCAGAAAAATACCTAAAGAAGTTGAATGGGTACGCTGGGAATATGACTTTCAATCAGAAGAAGGTGCAGAAGTTGTTAAAAAAGAAAAAAATTGGAAAGTATCTGATTTACCAGAAGATTTAGAAATACCAGATAACGCTGAATATATTACTCGCTTAGAAGGTCAGTATTCAGACGAATACGACCCATCACAATCTTATACTATGAGGGAAGCTAGACAAGAATGGTCTGCTGTTGGGTTGATGGGAAAACTAAGATTGCGTAAAGGTCAACCAGTTGCTTCAACTTGGATAAAGATGAGAGATGAAGGAAATAATATTGAAATGTGGTTAGTAAAGTAAATGCGTAAAAATTTAAATAGGAATTAAAAAATGGCAATTAAATGGTCAATAAATCAATTAGATTACGAGATTTCAAAAGACGGTAAATCAAACGTAGTTACATCTGTTCATTGGACTGCTAGTGATGCAAAAGAAGTAACTAAAGATGGTAAAAAGGTTATATATGCTGGTAGCAATTATAATTCTATTGGATTAGATACATCGGATTTATCAAACTTTGTGGAATACAATAAGCTTGATGAAGATACAGTTGTTGGATGGGTAAAAGCGAAACTTGGAGATGATAAAGTAAAATCAATAGAAAATGGAATTGCAAGCCAAATAGATGCTCAAGAGAATCCAACTACAGGAAAAGGAAAACCTTGGTAAGAAATATATTATATACGACAATCTTAGTCTTATTAACACCTTTATTCGCTCAGTTAACTGATACTGATAAAGAAATTACTAAGCAAGAGCAAAGAGATAGAAGAGCAGATTCTATTAGTGCGTATAGAGATACTCTTTATTACAGGGGTTATTCTCGACCTATTAATAGGGAAATTTATATTGCTGATAAAGTACAGCAACGAAAAGAAAAAAGAACAAGTGTTAGAAAATGGATAATAGTAGGCGGAGTTGCTGTAGTTTCTTATTACGTTGGGTATACTCAAAATAAATATAATAAAAAAAGAAAATTTTCTAAAGGAAAAGTAGGTGATAAAGATTATGGAAGATATTAAAATAAGTATTGTTCCATCTTTTTTAAAAGGAATGTTTACTGCATTTTTGATTATTTTAATAGGAACATTTACAATAGTTTCTTGCGAAGATATAAGTATTGGAAAAACAAAAGCAGAAATTGCAAGAGAAATGTTTGAAGTAGATTCTTTAATTAAAACAATACATATGCAACTTGACAGTACCGCTATGGATTTTAATAAAATTTATATTGATGCTCAACGTATTAATAATGGACATTGACCATCAGATTTACGGATTAATTATTGCTATATTAATTTTTGGAATATTTGTATATACGATAAATAAAACAAAATGAAACCTATAGGTCAAGATTCAAGTTTAAATATATCACTTCCAATGCTTTTGCAAGCGGTTGGTTTTATTAGTGCTATGGTTTGGGGTTATGGACAACTTAATACAAGAATAAGTTTTCTTGAACATCAAGCGCAGGGGAACGAAAGCTCTATTGAAGAAATAAAAGCTATGCAGGATCTACCTATACCGAGTGATGTTAGGCAGGATGAAAAGATTCGTAGAATAGAAGAAGAAATTATTAGGCTAAGAGATGGCAAAAGGAATTAGCGAAGATGCTCAAATCCATATCTCGATTGCTTTTCTTATCAAAGCAATGGTTGCTGTTGCGATTGTGGTTGGCAGTTGGTACCAAGCGCAAATGCAATTTGCAGAACAAAAAAGAAGAATAGAGGATTTAGAAGATAAAGTTGTAGTTTTAACTGCTCAAGTAGAAGGTATGGAGAAAAAAGATATAGAGCAATTAGAAGAAGAAAACAGAACCCTAATGCAAAGATTGGGGTTAAAAAGAAAATAAGGAGAATAAAATGGCTAAAAAAGAAAAAGAAAAGTCAATGATGAAAATAGATGATAAAGATTATGATTTAGAGTCTTTATCAAATGAACAAAAAGCAATGGTCAACCATGTAGTGGATTTAGACAGAAAGATTCAGTCAGCTGAGTTTAATCTAGTGCAGTTAAGATTTGGTAGACAGGCATTTGTTGATGCTTTAAAGGCATCTTTAGAAAACGAAAGTGAAGAAAACAAAGACTAATAAAATAATGGATAGCGCTATAGCCTCGGCTATGTTTGTTGAATCTATTATTATTGCTTTTAGCATTAGAGAAGATATGTATTTTCCAGTAGCTCTTGGAGCTCTGGTTATAATTGGGCTAAAAGCTACTAAGAAAGTATTAAATGATTGAAACATATGCCGAGTATGGCGCTATTGGTGTTATCGTCTCTTTATTTATTATAATGATAATGAATTTAATAAAGAGTCAAAAATTGCAAAATGAAGATTTAGATCTTATTAGACAAGCAATTGCAAAGTCTGAAACAAAAATGGCTAATGTTGAATCTATTGTTTTAAAGATGTTAGACAGATGGAATAAATCTGATGACATTAGTCAAAGACATAGAGAAGACATAGTTCGCGAATTAAATGACGTAACGGATGACTTAGCCTATTTAAAAGGCAGGATTAACGGCAAGGCATGATGAATGTGAGTGACTATAGAAACGAAACTACGGCAAAGCTTGTTAAGCTAGACGAGAGACAAATAAGTATTTTTAAAACTTTGCAAAGAATTGAAAAGCATTTAGAAAAATTAAATGGACAAACAGGTAAGAATAGTGACGCGATCATTATGTTTAAGACATGGGGTTCTGCTGCGCTGTTTATTGTTCCTATTGTAGTAACATTAATAATGAGGTTAATACCATGATTGAATGGATTCAAAGTAATTGGATGAGTATTGTAGGTACTGTCGCTGTAATTGGCGGAGGTATGTATATACCATTTGTAAGAGGATTAGTTTTAACTGGGTTTAAAACAATGGTTAGCGAAAAAGTTGTAAAGAAAATCGCTATTCAAATAGTTGAAAAACTTGTTAAATCTAGTAAAAACAAATTAGATGATGTCTGGTTTGCTGAATTTAAAAAGAAAGTAGATGATGCCTAGGTTTAGTACAAAAAGTAAATCTAAACTTCATAGTTGTGACGAAAGACTTATCGACCTATTTAATGAAGTAGTTAAGCATTTTGATTGTATGGTTTTGGAGGGGCATCGTGGTAAAGAAAAGCAGAATGAGGCGTATAAAAAAGGGAATAGCAAACTTAAATTTCCTAATGGTAAACACAATAAAACTCCTAGCATTGCTGTTGATGTGGCTCCCTATCCCATTGATTGGAATGATCGTGATAGGTTTCACTACTTTAGCGGGTTTGTTCTCGGCATTGCGTCGCAAATGGGTTTAAATATTCGTTGGGGCGGAGACTGGAACCAGGATACTCATACTAAAGATAATAAATTTGACGATTTAGTACATTTTGAGATTAAAGAATAATGCCTAGACAGTACTTAAGAATATCAGATTTTTCAGGAGGTTTAAATACTAGATTTGATGCCCGTGATATTGAAGACAATGAGCTTACTGATGCAAGTAGTGTTCAAGTATATAAATCAGGTCAGATATATTCTTCAAGAGCTTCAGAAACCGTAACATCAAGAGCTTCGGGTTCTATAACTTCAGGAAAAGGATTATTCTTATTTAAATCTGATAATGATTTATCAAACGCATCTAAATCAATAGAATTATTAGCACTATCAGATGTCGCTACTGGACGTGTTGATATTATAGAAGACCCATTTAATACAATTTCAGCCAGAGATATTACTGGTAATGCGGGTACTAATTATGCATTTGATTTAGGTACAAATCACGCTGGAGGAGAGCAGGTTTATTACTATGTAGATGGGGCATTAAGAGTATGTGACGCTGAAACAGGTCAAACAGGAAATACTGCTTATTGGTATGGTCATGTTGATAGAGCGACTGGTGGAGCTACTTCTTTTCAAGTAGGAGGTGGTGCTTATAATGATGACCCTACAATAACCCATACATCTTCAGATGATATATATGTTGGAGCTTTAGTTTCTGGAAGCGGTATTCCAGCTGGAGCCTATGTCGCATCGATTACAGATTCTACTCATTTTGAATTATCTGCTAGTACAACTGGAGGTAGTAAAACTGGACAAACTTTAACTTTTGGTGGAGCCGTAAATACATGGGTAACTGCTACAAATAATTTAGCTGCTCCCTCAGCAACAAATTTAACAACTACTGGCTCAGCCCAATATGCCGCGTTAGGTCTTGGATTTGATGTTGATGTAACTGTAGAAACTACAGATGATGATGGATTGTGGGAAGCTACTACATATGAATTTGCTCAATCATTTATTTATGAAGGTAATCAGGAATCATTATTAACTTTATATTCTGAATCTGTAACATTATCTACCAATAATTATTTTACTAATGTTTTAGTTGGTGTTATCACTCCATTTAGCCCGAGAATAAAGGGTGGTAGAATTTATATAAGAAAAAAGGATAGCACTGATTTATGGACTTTATTTCTTGATATTGACTTGGAACGTGGAGTAAGAAAAGACATGGGAGATACTTTTACTGCATGGCATAATCCTTCAAGTGATAATTGGAAAAATAATGGTGGAATAGAAATAAAAGGGCCTAGTATTGATACATATGAATCTAATAATGGGTACAGTCCTGATATTGGTCATTTGTCTTTTGGGGAAGCTGCGGGGCTATTTTACAAAGATGTTACTATTTGTAATCAACGAGCATTTGTTGCTCATGTTAATTATTATACTCCTATCGGAGGAGCTGAAACAAAGTTGATGCCAGATAGAATATTATATACTCCTATTGGAAAATATGATACATTTCCACCTAATCAATTTATTGACATAGGTATTAATGATGGAGAAGATTTTACGGCATTGGAATCATTCGGAACTAAATTATTAGCATTTAAACAAAGTACATTATATATTATTGATGTAACATCTTCCAATGATTTAGAATGGTTTTTGGAATCTACCCATAAAGGACTTGGCGTTGATAAACCAACAGCTATAGTAAGAACTGAAATTGGAATTTGCTGGGCCAATACTAATGGAGTATATATGTGGTCTCCAAATCAAGGAATAACAAACTTATCTGTTAAGCTTGATAAAGATTTTGCTCCTTTAAGCGGAATTGTTGATCCTGTTGTTGGATTTTTTCCACCAAAATCTCAGTTATTAATAGTACAAGATTGTACAAAAGCGTCTGATATGTTGGTATATGATTTTATTACTAAATCCTTTACAAAACTTACATCTTATACAGCAGAGAAAGTCACAAATATGCAAAATAATGTCGATGCATGTATATGGTTGGAAGGAGCTACGGACAATGAAACAGTTAAAAAGTATTTACCAACCCAAGGTACTACAAATATAGCTTTTTCATTTACTACTAAAGATTTTGATTTTGGAAATCCAGCTGTAACAAAAAAAATACAAAAGATTATAGTAAGTTATTCAACGGGCATCGGCCTCGATAGTGTTTCATCTGATACTGGAGTTATTACTGGATTAACTGGTGCTAATCCAGGTGTAGTGACTTCTGCTGACCATGGATTATCTAATGGACAAGTTGTTAGAATTGATGATGTAGGTGGAATGACACAAGTAAACGATACTTTATTTACTACAGCTAATGTAGCTACTAACACATTTCAATTAAGTGGCGTAGACACTAGTGGGTATACATCTTATTCTAGCGGAGGTACATGGTCAAAAGCGACAGCGGGGGTTGCTGTAACAACAACATATTTTAAAGATGGAGATACTGATGCTACTGGTACTTTATCTTCCACTTGGCCAACGGCTGCTCAAAATGGTATAATAAATATAGATGCATCGGATATAGGAACTGTAAGTACTTTAAGACTTAAATTTTCTGCAACAGGATGTTATAAAATTAATGATATTACTGTTATATATAGAACAAGAATGAGACCACCAACAACAGCGGTGAGTACTTAATATGGCAAGAGGAAATACAAATCTTGTAGCTGCTAAAAAGCGAAAAGAAAATAAAAACTCTTTATATAATAGAGTTCAAAGCCGTGTTGGTGGATGGGAAACTACTCCATCTGGATTAAAAACAAGAGGCGTTGAAATTTCAAGCGCTGATTCTAGTATTAAAGTTAGTAGTTCTGCAACCAAATATAGTACATTGTCTTCAGATTCATTGAGATTTACAAGAGATGGCGGTGGAACTAGCTTTAATTATGCCAAACAAATGCAATTTATACCAGCTTCCTTAGTTAATCTTGGAACTGCGTTTGATTTTACAGATAATGGATTTCTTGATTATGACAATGACCAATACGATGTAATATTTACAATAAAGAATTTACAAACTTATGACGCGTCGGAAGGTGGAGATCAAAATTTACAGTTATCAGCTGAAAATAAAAGCGCAACAGGATTTACTCCAACAGCAAATTTGTTTATTGGAAGTGTATTAAGTACAACTGATGTAACATCAAGTTTTAGTGACGAAAATTCAAGTCAAAGAAGTAGTGCGCTAGGCTCTTCGCCAGCTTATGGTATTGCTATAGATACCACTAGTTCTGGTGGAAACGAAGGTGATTCTTTACATGATTTAGATATAGACAATGTTGTAGCAATTTCTGTAACATTTACAATTACATTTTCATCAGTAGTAAATAAAGGTGGAGAGGGTTTATTAACAGCAACAGGATATGTAAGAGTTGGAAATAAAGATTCTAATGCTTTTCAAAATAATGCAGCATATTTAGTAAGTTCTTGGGATACTACAAGGGAAAGTAATGGAACAAATACTATAACAAAATCTTTTTCTTATAGTTCCGCTCCAAGTAGTGATGGTACAAATCCAATAAGAATTAATTTAATATTAAATAATACGTCCTCAGAGGATGGAACTACGGGTAGTATAGCTGGGGCTTTAACAAGTATTACATATACCACATCAAGTGGTACAACAACTAGTATAACTGGAGCAGATAAAGTAGATGCTCTTGTAGTAGCGCGATAAAATTTATAAGGAGTTAACATGTTAGAAGAATTATTATCTTTAATCAGAAGTGGTGATGCTGGGTGGAGCGAAACAGGAGCTAAGCTTAAAAAAGAATCTTCTGCAGAGCGTTTTGCATTGGAAGATCTTTTTAACCAATTTAAAGAAACGGAATCTGCAGCTGGTGCTAAAGATATATCACGAAAAAGAAGAAAATCTGGCTTTAGACTTAAAGGTGGGCTTCTTGGAGCGGGAGGTGCTGCTCTTGCCACACTTCTTACTGGAGGGACAATAACACCGCTTTTGCTTGCAGGAGGTGCTGGCGCGGGAAGTTTAGCTGGTTCTAAATATTCTATGGCTACCCAACCTGGTGGATGGAGATTAGCGCAAAGCAAAGCAAATATTCCAACTGGAATGTTTTTTAAAGGAACTAGAGGAAAAGCTGGTATTCAGCAACGCGATATAAATAGAATGATATCGGAAGCAAATAGAACATTTGATCAGGCTCAGTATGCCGATGCACTTACAGATGCATGGTCGGCTTACAAAATTGCCAATTTGCCTAAAGCAGGAAAAAGTTTATGGGATTTTGGAAGGGGCAAAGGTCAAATTCTTCCAGATTTATGGGATAATGTGGAAGAAGTGGAGAGAATGGTATGAACGACGAACAAAGATTATTACAACTTATAAGAGATGCTGGCTTAGGAGATATGTCTACATATTTTACTGGGTCTATGGATGACATTATGTCAAAACTTGGATTTAAAGGGCAAGCGCAAAAAGATCAATTTCAACAATTTTTTCAAGCATTTGATCCTCAAAAATTCTTAAAAGCTCAAAGTGAAGCATCGGGAAGACTTGGAGAGCAAAGGTCAATGCTTGGAACAAAGCTTACGGAAAATTTAAAAAATCTTGGAACTCAATTTCAAACTGGAGCGCGTGGAATACAGGAAAAAGGAATTCAAGCAACAAGAGGTATTCAACAAATGATGGGTAAATCTGGATTTGGCGGGTTTGGAGCTGCTGGAAGAGAAAGATCTAGAATGAGAAAGCAAGGAGAAGAAACTTTTAGCGACCTTTTAGATAAAATTTCATTTAGAAAAGGTGCTTATCAAAGACAGCATAGCGAAGGTCTACTTAGCGCAGAAAAAGACTATGGTTCAGCAAGAGGTGTTATTTTTGCTGGATTACAAGACTATATTAATCGATTAATGGGTAGAGCAGAAAATATTTACGGACTTGACCCTGGTGAAGAAGATCCTTCTTTTTCTGGATGGAATCCGCCGTCAAATCCAGGTAGTGGTCAAACATATACCCATGGTGGACAAACTTATGTTTGGAATGATACGCTTGGCGAATGGATGCTTCAAGGAGGAGCAGGAGACACAAGTAATCCTGGAGATGGAGGCTATATTCCACCTGGTATGTCAGGAACGAAGGGGTAATAATGGCTAACGGTCAAAGATTCAATTATGAAAGCCCTCTTGATAGGCTTTTAAACTACACTATACCTACTATGATAAACGAGGAAAGAACTCGTCAAGATAGAGAAGTGTATAGGGAAGAACTTGCTGAAGAAAGAGAAGCTGATAGAATAGAAGAAAAGCGAAGATGGGATGCAAATTATAATCAGCAAACAAGTCGATATAATGCCAAGCTTAAAGAAGAAGAGGAGGAAGAACTTTACAGTAGAAGTAAAGATAAGCTTGAACACGCATTAAAAGTGCCAAACTTAATAAAAAGAAAAGCTGCGCTTGATGCCTTAGATGATACAACGCTACACGCGGATATAGCTGATATGGCTTCTTCAAGTAAAGCTAGCCTTGATACTGATATTGGTCAAATTAACACCAAGATGAAAGCATTTGACGACTTAGGTTTTAGCGAATTTGAACTTAATAGAATAAGAAATCAATATGCTTTAGGTAGTGTGGAGGGAGCTCATCAAATATCGGATAAGATAATACAAAATAAGTATTCAACACCCTGGATTAAAACACAAGCTCTAACCATTACCAATGATTTAAAAGCTGTTAATACCGAATTGACTAAATGGGCTGGTTTAAATACAGAAGAAGCTAAGACAAGAAGGTCTGAATTAGAAAATCGAAAAGTTGATTTAAAAGGTCAGTTAGCAGCTCTTTATGATAAAGATAGGCCGTGGAGCCCTGCAACATATAGAAACAAATTCCAAACTAATTTCTTTAGTGCTTTTGAAAAATCTGGTTTAGATGTTGATAAAATAGGTAAGGAAAATCTGCAAGTAAAATACGGGCCACAAATAAAAGTATTTTTAGATGAATATGCTATGGATGGCGATAAATATTCTGATGAAGAGAGAAAAAAAGCATCCGATGCTCTTATTAATGAAATTGTAACAAAAGAAAAAGAAGTCTTTAAAAAGCAAGAAACTGGGCCAGGTGCAGTAGAAAAAAGTATAGATTTTCTTGGGCCTACTGGTTTAGCATTAACAGGGGTTGGGCTTTATAAGGGGGCAACAGCAGAAGGAACAAAGAAAGCTGCCACTTATTTAACCGATAAAGCTGTTACAGCTGCTACAAATATTTCTAAAACAGTAAAAATGCCAGCTGGCGATGTAATTAAATTCGTACAATCTGCGCACAGCGAACAAGTTGGCTCTATAGGAAAATCAATGCCTAAGATTCAAAGGTTTATTGATAACGTAGAAGCATCCGCAGATAAGCCAAGATCTAAAAGATATAAAAATGCAGTAAAAGCTCTCGACAAACAAGTAAATACTGTAGCTGATGGCTTATACAAACGAGGAGTAGTAAGTGAAAGCCTTAAAAGAGAAGACTTAATAAAACTTTTAAAGAATCCTGGTAAATATAGATTTGCAAAATCAATTGCCACAATGAAAAGAAAATACCCAGGACTTAAGAAAGGTGCTGCTAAATGGGGAATATTTAGCGCTAGTATGAAAATGGGTGAAGCTCTTGGCGATCCAACTGCTGGACTAGCTACAGGAGTTGCCGTGACTAAAGGTGCTCCTAAAGTGCAAAAAATGGCTTGGTCAAAGGTTGTTAAGGCTTATAAACGCAATCCTAAAAAGTTTACAGCTAGACTGAATAAAGCAATAGGCACAGCAGCTTCAAAAAGAGTAGCACAATATATTGCAACCCCTGCAACTAAAGTGCCAAATCCGTATGTACAAGGTGGATTAGCAATAGGTGGCAGTGTTCTTCTCGCAAAAGATATATATGATATTATTAGAACACCAGGAGAAAAAGAATAAATGCCTGATGAAAAATTTTATAATATTTTTTCAGATACTAGCGAAGATGAAATAGCATCTCTTAGAACGTTTGGTCAAGACCAGGATACTGGGGCTTATTATTCATCTGCGGAAGAAGGTTTTTATAATATTTTTGTTGATTATGAACAAAGGCAAAAAGCCAGTGGTTCTGCTTTATGGGATTATATACCAGATTTCATTAAAAAGGGTTATAACGAATCTATAACAGGAATGGCTCAGCAAATAGCTACTGGTGAAGCTCCATTCGATTTAGAAGATTACGACCCAAGTGTCCTTGGTGATATAGGTGCTGGTGTAATAAGCTTTTTTATGCCCGCTGATATTGCTGTATTTGCTGGTGGCGCTGGTGTAGGCGGTGTAGCTGCAAAAAAAGCTGGTAAATTAGCATTAAGACAGATGATACGATCTGGCGTTAAAAAAGATTTTGCTGAAGAAACCCTAGAAAAAGGAATGAAAACTCTTGCTGGTAGAGCTGGTGTATCTGCTGGAACAGGGGCTGTAGCACTTGGAGCTTATAGCGGTATAGCAGATGCGATGTCTCAAGAAATAAATGATAATAATATAGATTTTGGACAAGTAATTGAAGCTGCGGGTAAAGGAGCTATATTAGGTGGTGTTACTGGTGGTATAGGAGGTAGAGCAGCTTTTAAAGGTTCGAGTGAAGCAGTTAGAGTGGCGCAAGAAATAGCAGCTTTTGGTACATTAGAACCAGCACTTGACCTTAGGGTTCCAACACCACAAGACTTTGTTCACGCTGGTGGAATGATTCTTGGTATTCGTGGTGCAAATATGGCACTTAAAGTTCCTGGAAGAATTAAAAGAGGTGAGCCAATAATACAACCTCAAGTTCAAGCGAAAGAAGCATCTCCAGAATTTATAAAAGAGTACGCTGAGAGAGAATTAAAGCTTCGTGAAAAAGGTGAGCGCGAAGGACAGGTATGGACATCTGAAAGAAAAGGATTTGAAAAAGCTGAAATAGTTGGTGAGGGTGAGACTGGTAAAGGGTTAAATGTTTTTAGAGTAAGAAGCGTTGACACTAAGAAAAAGAAAACCATATCACTTGGCAAAGCAGAGTTCTTCAAAGAATTTGATCTATATAAAGAAGGAATGTCACCAGAAGCCCTTAAGAAGAAAAGAGTTCAGGAAGTAGCGGGTTTAAGTAAGAAGCTTACCACTGAACAGTATGGGTTTAATAATAAGTTTTTATCGGAAACAAAAAAGAATATTACTGGCAAAAAAGATAAAAGTACTAAGGATATGACTCCTTTAGAGCTTTTTAAATATAGAAAGTCCCTTCAATATGAAAGAGATTTGGTTGATTTAAAAAAGCAAATTGGGCCAAAGCTTCTAGAGATACAACCAGGTAAAACTTTAGTTGAAAAAATATTTCCAGAAAAATGGGTACAACCAATGCTTTCGGCTGAAGCAAGGCTTAAGCAAAGAGAGTCGCAAACACTTGGTCTTGAATGGATTCCAAAGGCTGATGCAAAAGCAAAAGAAATTACTGGAACATTCGTAGAAAAAGCTATTAGAGAAAGCGGTCTTTTCAAATTTAAAAATCCAAAAGAAGTTGCTGATGCGCTTGAAGGAAAGAAAGGCGTAAGCAGAGAAGCTAAGGTGATAGCTGATAAGATTAAAATACAGCTTGACGCAGCATATAAAATGGCTGAAAAAGCTGGCATAGATATCGCTGGTTATATAGAAGGATACTTTCCTCGTATGATGAGAAAAGATATTCAAAAAATTATCTTTGACGACTTGATGCCGTTTATGGATAAAAATAAAGCGTTTCTTGAAAAGAAAGTATACAGCAAAAGAGATTTAGAATTACTTAATAGGATTGTAGAAAGAGCAATATCCGCTGGAGACTTTTCTAATACAACAAATAAAGCTCTTAATAAACTTGTAAAAGAGGGTAAGCTTAGTTATAAGGATGCGATGGAGTCATTAAGAGAAGAAGTCTTTGGCGAAATGTATTCTCCGTTTGGAAACTTAGAAAAGAAAAGAAAATTAAAACTTCCAACTGAATTTTATGAAAGAAATGCAACGGAAATTATTGCAAGGTATTTTGATAAGTTTGGAAAAAGAATGGCAACGGCAGAGGTCTTTGGGAAAAAAGGTGAGAAAGCAAAAGTATTACTTGATATGCTAAGGATTAAAGACCCAGCTGAATATAAAGTATTAAAAGAATTATATGGTAACTTTACAGGATTATCTAGTGTAGACCCAGCGAAACAAATGTCTCCAACGGCTAGAAAGCTTGCCGAGGGTATTATGTCATTTGAGTATGGAACTAAAATAGGTCTTGGTTTTGCAACTATTCCAAACATCACACAAACTTTAATATCTACAGCTGTTGAAGCTGGTTATTGGAGAACGCTTAGAGGTGCGTTTAGACTTTTTGATAAAGATGTAAGGAAAAGGATAAGGCAATCTGGAGCTAGACATCATAATGTAATGGATATGGTTCTTGGTACTGACATGGGATTGTCAAATCCTAGAAGTATAAAAGAAGGTATTAAAAAAATAGCTACTGAAAAAGGAACTAGGCTCGCCAATACTGCTAATTTACTTACCACGCTTACTGGATTTAAATTAATAAATTTGATGAACCAAATGCTTGCTGCATCTACAGCTGAAGTCTATGTTAAAGATTTATACAAGACTACAAAAACATCTAAAAAAGGATCAAGTCGGTATAACTGGGCAACAAGAAATTTAACTAGATTAGGTGTATCTGATTTTAGTAAAGCTTCTTTAGGTAATACTAAAATAGAAAATGCTATGTATAGGTTTGCTAAAGAAAGTCAACTACAAAAAGATATTCTTAAAGACCCTCTAGCGTTTAACAACCCAAAATTGAGACCATTTTTTATCTTTAAAAGATTTGGTTATAGACAGGCTAAGTACGCTAAAGATACACTAAAAAGAGAAATATCATCTGGTAATGTATTTGCTCCATTAAGAATGGCAGCTGGAGGAATGTTCGGTGCTAGCTTTGTAATGTGGGCTAAAGACAAGCTTGTTAAGTTTTTAAGTGGTGAAGATGTAGTTCGAGAAGATAAAGAAGGCTGGGATAAGCTTATTGAGGCATTTGGCGTTGTTGGTTCTATGGGTTTCTTTTCTGATATACTTGAAGCCGAAGATAAATTATCTTCTGTTAAATTCTTTTTAACGCCTGTAGTTTTATCCGATCTTGAAAAGGCATACGCTGGTACACAAGCACTATCAAGCAACATTGAGAAATATGGAGCTGGAGATTGGGATACGTATCAAAGAAGTATAAAAGGTTACGCCTCTATCTTTGGTGGTTTTGTAGGACAAGCAGCTAAAAGAGTTGAAACTCCTGGTCAAAAAGAAAAAGGGATATCGGTAGATAAAGGAAAAATAAGAAGTAAGATTTTTAAACATTACGAGGATAAGAAATACTCTCAAGCATCTAGCCTATTCAACGAATGGAATAGCAAAAGACCAAGCAATCCATTACTATTTGAAGATGTAAACTTTGCTTCATATATGGTATGGAAAATAAGGAAGCTAAAGGAAGAGGCAAATCCATAATAAAAATTTATAAAAAATAAGGATAGTATTATGAATGGACAAAACAGAAACAGAAAATCGATAGATGATATAATAAATGCTAGTGATCTCGCAGAGCTTTTATCTGATAGCTTGCAAATCAGAAGACCAAGGGGTTATGTTTCAGAATTTGAAGACAGACCTTTTATTTATGAAGACTATCTCAAGGAAGCAAGAGGGCAGGGGAAAAGAATTAAAGACGATGATGATGCTAGAATAGACTATTATATATCTAGAATACAAGGCACTCCTGAAGAAGAGGAAATGGCGGGTCATATAAAAAGTTGGATGAGAAAAGGAGATGAAAATAGGGCAAGGCCAATAAGCAGAGAAACTGTCGAACTTCTTAGAAATAGAGCAAATACATTAATAGAGCGAGATGAATTAATTCAAGATGACAGATTTCACGAAAGGCTGTACCAAGATGAATTGACAAACCCAATGAATCCTAACTACAGAATGCAAGAAGCTCGCATGCCTAATGTAGAAACTGAAAGCGCTCAAGCTCCAAGCCTTGCTGACTTACTAAAAGTATCTCTTTCTAAAATGTTTAGAAGATAATGCCTAATCGAGCTGCGAAAGAACGCAAGCGACTTAGACGTAAACTTGCTGTACAGAATAAAAGAATTAAAAGAGAAATGAAGAAAGCTAGGAAAAGTGCCACCGAAGAGCAAAACTATACAAGATATTTATAATCAGCTTGAGCTTGATAGGCTATATGCTGGCAAATCCTCTGGTGAAGGCTCTAGTATTGTAGAAGCAATGCAAGCGCAAAGACGATTAGAGTCTATGCCTCAAAGTGGAGCGGTTCAAAGCTTAACTCCTATAGGCCCAATTGATTTAGCTGCTGAAACAGGGTTAACTGCTTTAGGCAGTATGGATAATGTTAATCCATTAGTTGTAATGTTAGCTGGGGTATTAGCGCCAGGAGCTTATAAAAATATAAAGACTAGAAATACACCCGCTCTTTTAAAGAAGTTTGATATTAAAGTAGATAGTCCAGTTTATCATAATACAACAATTGACAACGCAGCTGGTATCCTTAAAAAAAATCGTATAGGAGCAGAAAATCCAGGAGAATGGGTATACAAAGATAAAAGAGGACATAGCGTATCGGTAACAAGAGATCCAGAATATTCACTAGTTCCAGGATTAGGTTCTTCAGACTTAGATATTCAGTTAGTATTAGATAAAAAAGGTATATCCAAGATGAGAGGAACTACAATTTCCCCTTACGCTCATGGCCAATCTTCTAGAAAAAGTGCTTTTCGTAAAGGTCAGCCAAAGTTTGAAGCAGAAGAAAGAGTTTACAATAAAGTTGGAATACCAACTGGTCATATAAAAGCAATTAAATTAAGAGGATTGCCGTCAAGAATTAATGACGAGTCTTTATTGTCTTTAATAAAAAAATCAACTAAGAAAAAAATACCAATTATGGTAGAGCCTGGAAGTGAAAATACAGTTAGAGGATTGTTAGACGTATTAGACCCGAAGCAAAAATCAAAAGCATTAAAGAATATAAAGTTTACAAGATCTGGTGGATCAGATACTAAGTTTAAAAAACTTTCTGGCAGTAACAATGAATATGAAGCCGTAATCGATGGAAAGAAGTATACTGTATACAAAGAGCGGGGAGATTTTTATGCCGATGATGTTGGCTTTTTAGGGAACAGTCTTGATGAAGTAACTGATTTTATTAAATCAGGTGATTTTGACGAAGCAGTACAATACAATAGAATGTAATTATGCCACCGAAGAATAAATATAAATTTAAACCAAGAACTCAGTCTGCGAAAGCAGTCTCTACTAAGACAAGTCCATCAGCAAAATCTATAGCAGATTTTTTAATTCCAATGTCTGAAAGATATGGAGACCCAGTTGATATTAGGGTTGGTAAAACTGTATCCAAGGGAATTCCTATGGATATGTTAAAGTTGAGAGATGCTATGACGGAGATTCTTACTTCTTCGAGAAGTGGAGTTCTTGGCCCTCAAAAGAAACTTGCAGAGCAATCTTTAGGAGAACTACTTGGGATGACAGCTGACTTTAATAGACGCAGAGAAGGTAAATTCCTTATAGAGAGAATACTAGACAAGTACAATCTTATGGATAAGCCTGGAGGTTTAGTAGCTTACAGAACAGAGGAGGGGTATCCAGGCTCAAAAACTGGAGCAATGTCAGGTTATTATGAAAAAAGTGAAACGGGTGCAACACCAGATACAATAGCTATATTTGGAAATAAATCTTCTATGGAGAAAAGATTGCCCTTAAGATCGTTAATCCATGAAAGCATTCACGCTGGAGCAAAGCCAGGGTCAACGCTTGAACAGATGGGAAAATTAGATACTCATCAAAAAAAGTTTGATAAACCAGAAAAAGAGATTTTACAATATAATTGGGTTGAGAATTTATTACGTCAAGCTATGAAACAAAGAGAGGAAGATTTATATAAATTACCAGAAAACATTACAAGATAATTAAAAAGATTTTCTATCTTCTCTCAGCTGTCTCTTCATACGGAGGCGGGTTTTCTTCTTTTCCCGCCTCTTTCTTTCAGATTTCTTTTCGTAAAATCTTCTTTCCTTTAATTCTTCAATAATCCCACTATTACTAAATGCCTTTTTAAAGCGCGAAATTAGCCGTTGTACGCTTTCATTTTTCTTTTTCGATACTTCTATAGGCTTCGCTTGAAAAGTTTCTAATTTCATATAGTCTCCATATGGTCAATCATGTTTTTTATTTTATCGTAACTCCCATATCCGTCATAGAATTTATCGTACCAATCAAGGTTGGGTCTTTTAGTCTGCCTAACCCTACTACTGCTTGGCGCAATATCTGTGGATAACGTAATATAAGCACCCTCTTGACTGTAGGGAGATGGCTTTAACCGAGGTTTACAATAAGAAAACCACCACCGAGTATAGCTTTTCCATCTTTCATGTGCTCTTAGATAGGGGTGATCTCTATGCATTTAAATCTTTCTTGTCGGTATCGAATTTTTTTCTTAATTTATCTAAATGTTTCTCACAGGAAGTTCCTAGGCTTATAGTTTTAGTAGGAAAAGACTTTGGGTCTACTTTAACAATATCAGTAAACTCATAAAGAGCTACGTTATCGCAATCTTTATAATCACATAAAGGTTTCTTGACGTTTCTAATGTGCATTGTTTTCATCTTTCTCTTTTTCTATTGGTGGAATGTAATACGGCGGAGTAGTATCAATTGTATCTGGCGGCAACTCAGTTCTGATTCCAATCTTTTCCTCAAATCTATTTAAAGATTCTTCCAATGTTCCATTGTAATCTTTAACTAATATTACAAGCGCAAGAGCGCATAAAAATTCAAACCAGGATATGCTCATCCTAACTCCTCCATTTCTAGTTGTTTCTTTTCTGTTTCGTGATTCATAGCTGAGCCAAGGTCATCAAATAACTTACAGCTATCACCAGAATATCCTATTTCAACTGATCCAGTAGTTCCGTACCTGTTTTTACATACCACTAATTGTAATTCATTCTCAGTCCATATCCTACCATTTGAATCTTCTTCTCCGTATCTTGATATATAAGGATAGTGTGTAAACGCTACTATCTCGGCATCTTGTTCTAAGTTACCAGACTCAGCTAAGTCCGACAATCTTGGCACAGCGTCTATTCGGTATTCAATATTTCTATTTAATTGTGATACAAGCATAACGCACATATCTTCTGATTTTGCAAGCCATTTGTATTGCTTGGTTGTTTCCCCAATCTTATGTCTTAAATCTCTTCTGTCGTTAGGTGAGTACTCTATTAATCCTATATGGTCATCTATCACAACGTCTGGCTTAACATTCTTTATCTCGTGAAACGTGTCCGACAATGTTCTTATATCATCAAACATAAATAGCTTATCTGTGTAGTTTTTGTGTATAAAATCCATCGCTTCGTGTACTTTTGTTTTACTTGATGGTATTCCGTGCCTTAAGTTTCTATATGAAATAGTATCTCCTTCCATCGCAATAAACTTTTTCATCATCTCAGTATTAGGCATCTCACGATTAAACATAACCACTTTGTGTCCACTCATAACCAGGTTTCTTGCTATGTTTGCAGCTACAGTTGTCTTGCCATTAGCAGGTCTTCCAGCTACAATAGTTATCTCACCTCTTGTCATCCCAGATATTACCTTATCAAATTTAGGTATACCTGTTTTTATATTGGTTTTTCTACTGAATATAGATTCTTGTGTTTCTAATAGTAGCTCAGCCATATCAAACTCTTTAGATGGTTGTAGCTTTATAAGATTACCTATAAGAGTATGCGATTCATTAAGAAGGTCGCTTATATCATTTGAGTTGTCTTCTGTTAGCATACCTAGTTTCTTAGAGTAATCGCCAAGCTCTCGCCTAAGCCAATATCCGTGAAGCATCTTAGCGTAATATTCAGCTTTCGACGGTGTAGCTTCGCCAGTACCTATTGTTGTTATTTCGTAAGCAATATCTTTTTTAATGCTATTTTTCTGTGGATAGTTATGAGCAACAGTTACCATATCTATATGTTCTCCACGATCGTTAAGAGATAGTATGGTGTTCCATATATTTTTATGAAAATCACTATAAAAAACATTTGGTTCCTCTATCCACTTTTGAGCCAACTCTAAAGTTTCTGGTCTTATCATTATTGAACCAAGTAAAGCTTTTTCTGTTGATTCACTATACAAATATTTTACCCTGCCTTTCTACGCGCTCAATCCTTGTAAGCGATACCTCATAATAAGCATCATTTATTTCCGAACCTACGCATTTTCTGTTATCAATATAAGCTGCTTCAGCCGTAGTTCCAGAACCCATAAAAGGGTCATACACTACATCGCCCTCATTTGAACTTTTACCAATAAGATACGATATAAGCTCAACTGGTTTTTGGGTTGGGTGCAACTTGTTACCTGTTCTTGCAAATGTAAATATATTAGGGTCTCGTCCACCATTTAGTATTCTTCTTCCTTTACAAGCAAACAATATCATTTCATATTTAGGGGCATAATCGCCCTTTAAATCGCCCATACTTGTATTGTTCTTTTCCCATATCAATATATTCTTAATCGCAAAATCTCGTTGAAGAGATTGTTTAAATATATCTACGTTATGATAGGAGCAAAATACATATATATTAGTATTATCTTTTAAAACCCTGTAGCACTCGGAAGACCAGTCATCAACCCAATCTAAATTGTCATCCCAATATATCTCGTCATATTTTTTTGCTCTATGATTACTTCTAAAACTCATACCATAAGGTGGATCTGTTATTATAAGGTCAATGGATTTATCTTCCATCTTCCCCATAGTATCCATACAATTCTCATTGTATATACTAATCGATTTTTGGTGGGATTCTGTCAAGTGATTTCCTTTCGTGTTCTTTTTTCAGTCCGTAAGCTGAGTTCTCGTTCTTTATCATACCAGTTAAATACTTTAATCCAAAACCTCTCTTATGAAAGCTTTCTAATAAATAGCGTCTACACATTTTTCTAACAACGATATCCTGTATTTCGCTTATCTCAGAAAAGAAAGCAAAGATATCTAAGTCATCAAGAGGAAGATTCTTTTTTATAGAGTCAGTTGCTTCGTCAATTAACTCAAGCGTGAGCTTATCTCTCGAAAGCCTTTTCTTTTCTATTCTCTTGGTATAATCTTCTTTCTTTATTCTATGTCCGCAGGTAGGACACTTACGCACTCCTGGCATGTTTTATTCTCCATTGGTATATTCTTAAACGTATTCCTGCTGTAGTATTCTACATCGGAATGCCTTTCACCTATAGACCAGGGCTTCAAACAAAACTCGCATCTAAACACACTGTTCTTTTTACCTATATCTCCACTTTGAGTTTCTTTGCTTATAATAGTGTCGAAGTCAAACCATTCTTCATTAAAGTAGAATATAAGCGTCTCCATTTGAGCGTAATATAATCTTTGATACTCCGCTCGACCATCATCATCGCTACCTGTCCTATATCTTTTTGAACTTGCTGGAGTTAGTTCTGAGCTTGGAGATATTTCACTATTTCTAACCATTTCTCTAATGGCTGGATCACGAAAACCTCCCCGCCGTCCTCTTTTACGACCTGTATATCCACTTCCTTGCTCGGTTTTAACCATTTTGCTATCCTCTTTCTAGTTTTACATTGTATTTTATAGTCTTCTATTTTAATATCAACTTCTTGATGCTCGCCTATAGACCTACCATCAGAACCCCAAGCTCTTTGAGCTTTAAGTCCGTGTGATTTAGCTATGTCTACACACAATCTCTCAAATCGGTTGCCTTTTGCCTTGCTTTTACTTGGCATAGTAATACCTCCTTACTTTTCTTTTAAGAGTCTTTTCGCATTTCAAGCATATATCATCTGGTTTATCACTCTTAATATAGTATTCTTTATGTCCACAAAGCATTACTTGTTTTTTAAGTTTTCTCATCTTCGCTCTGTATACCAATAAAGTGCAGCTAATGTTAGGATACTCCCTATTATCATTCCTAAAAAGAATTCAGCCATTAGATACTCCTTTCTGTGTTTTTATTCCTCAAGCGTTCCTTTCATAAATTCACTCTCCATCCACTTCTTACCCATATTATCTAGTTTGTCGTATGATGGATAACAAGTCAGACATAAGATATAATTATTAGTGTCTGTAAGGACAGCTGTGAACTTATCTTTTTTCTTTCCGCAGAGAGAACAATGTTCATTTATTTTCTTTGTTTTCATTCCACTTCTTCTTAACCTCTTTACTTCTTTTTTCTATGTATTTAACCACTTTTTCCTCATCGCCATTCATATGTATATAGTTTTCGATCAGGATTCCAAGTGTCTCAAGTCTATCCCTATAATACTCTACTACGTGGGATAGCATTTCTATTTGAGCTATTAGCTCCTTGTAAGTTCTTTTCTTCTTTATTCTTTTAGCCATTTATTTCTCCAATAAAAAGGCTGGGGATAGTATAAGATACCATTGCCCCAGCCAACCAGACAGAGAGGATAATTTGCCAACCAGTAATTAACAATAATTCAATTGCCACCTCACACACCAAAAAGACCTTTCATATCTTAGTGTTATAGGTTTAATTATCTGTTATCCTCTTTGTGTTTCAAATATATCTTTCTTATTCTATATTTAATTTTATTATCTTCTCTTTCGGTTAATTCATATATAGGTTTCTTAGGAGCTACATCTCTATGTGCCTGGCACATTGCGTCTATACCTTGCTTCCAGCCCATAAGATCTGTCATAAATTCCTCTATCTTAATCCATTCCTTTATCTTCATCTATATGTCTCACGGTAAAGCCAAGTCTTTCTGCTTTTCCACAAATCCAAGCACAGAAATCTTCCACATCTTTTTCCGTCATATCTTCTGATTTTTCTATTCTTATTTTTTTAAGCATAGACTCTGCTTCTTCTATGTTTTTAAACTTTAAATTACTCATAATTCCACCCTACTTTCATACCTACCACATTTTATACATTCCCTCAGCCTTTTTCCATATTCGTATTTAGCATCTTGGTCTTCATTAATATCAAATACAGAATCTCGTTTACAATCGTTACAATATTCTATTTTAGTTTCTCTCTTATCTTCCATCACTTCACCTTTTTACCTTCTATCTAAAGGGACTCAGCATAGACGTTAATTCGCTGTCCACTAGCTCTTTATCACTTATGTGGAACAACTGAGCCCCATTGTAATTATGACGATTTAGAACGGCAGTTCTTCTTCTTTTTTCTCGCCATCTTCCCAAGCGAATATCATAGATGCTTTAGGTGTAACCCTTTCCTCGCCTTCATTATCAAGCCAGGTTTCGTGATAGAGCTTAGCGACTACTGGTGTGCCTGCTATATCACTTTCATCTAATTCTGGCAAGTAAAACTTGCCGTCTTTTTCTTCCATATTTAAACCAAAACTATTTACAAGTTCCATATATGACCTATTAGAACCCATATTTTCGCTTAAATTTGGGTATTCGCTTTTGTTAGGCTTCTTAAATCTAAAAAAGCCTTTGGAACGGAAATCTCTTCCGACAAACGTAGAACCACTTATTGATTCTCCTTTATCATTTTGATATTCCATATCCTTATTCTCGTCAGCAACTGTAAACGTAACTTCATAAATATCTGAAAGAAACTTGTTTTTAACAACTACGTTCCTCTTAATACTTAATGATTTAACGTGAGCTTTATAGTCGCCCTCTGGCATTGGCCCAGAAAAGTCTTGTGCTGGGTCATACCAAGAGTCTTGACTATCGCTGCTTTCAAGTATTGTTCCGACATCAGCCATCTTTTTTCTCCTGTTCTTCATTAATTAATTGATCTATTCTGTTAATGACTTTTTTCAAGTCGGGTTTAATTACCTCACCATTGAGTATGCTCTGCATTATCTTATCTTTCCATTCTTCAGAAAGACCAGCCATCTTCTTTTCCAATTCCTCTATATCGGTATCCGATAAGGTAAGGTCTTGTTTTCTGTAAACATCGTCGGCTATATTACCAAGTCTATTTACTGCTCTTTTGAATCCATTCGTATTAGCACTAGCTAAATTCTTGTCTATATCAACAACATTCTCAGCTGTGTGTGGCTTACCACGTTTGAACTGAACTCGAGCAGAGCCTGGGGAAAAGAATTCCCTCATTACCCCATTGTCATTTACCCTTAATACACCTGTAACAATAACCCATTCAGCTCCAAGGAACTGGACTGGATTATCTCCTGCAGGCGACCAAGACCAAGCAGGGTATTCTTTCGTGAGTTCGTTACGCATATAGGCTTCGTCAACATAGTCAAAACCATCAGGTCTTGTCTTTATGTATGCCTTAGGCGTAGTTCTCTGCGAAATATCTTTATGCTTCTTAATAAGAGATTCTTCAATCATCTCATCTGAAACTTTAACTAATTCATTTTTTTTATTAGCCAAATTATATTCTCCTTAAAGTACATCTTTAACATTTTGGGTACATTTCAGTATGAAGTTGTACCCAGACTTCGTTGACCTACAGAGGGTTACTAACCCTTGTCCTATTCGACTACACTGCAATTCAAATTATATCTTTTTGGTAATTAAATGGTTGTGTAATGTATGGACATACATCTCTAGCATCGCAATAACTCTCGCACTTTTTTCCACCCCAAGTTTCTTCTTCGCTACACATTTCTGGTAGTTTCTTGAGTTCCAATGCTTCGTTTAACTGATCCCTCTTACCTTTAAATCTTTCCTCTATGTGGTCATTATGTATATATGGAACTTCTATGAGGTATATCTTATGCTCTACACCCCTATCTCTAGCTGCTTGTATACCACCATCTCTTACTGTTACTTGCACATACATACTTTCAATCTCTTTACCTTCTTTCTCTAACATATATCTGTAACAATTTATCTGCCATTCCCAATCACCAAGGTCTGCTTTTTCTGGATTGTTCCAATATCTTTTAACTTTCTTAGGTTGTCCTTTTTCTCCCCACTTTCCCTTACGCAAGTACACTGCACCTGATGGGTCATCTTCTAAATAAAAGTCTACACCAAGCACCTGTGCGACTTTATATGAACCTGCGTTTTTATAATCTATAAGCGACTTACTCTCCTCGTCATATAAATCAACTATCCCTGTAATGTCCATTCCTTCCATTGATATTTCTGCTGATTCCTCATCTGCGTTTTGTTCAAGTCTGGCGTGGTGCAATGTACCTGCTAAAGCAAATGCGTGCTCTTGTGGGTCAATAAAATAATCTTCTGTTCTTTTTAAATAAGCCTCACAAGTTCCTATGAGGCATTCAGTAACCGATGGTTTCCGATTAGGGTCTCGCTGCTTAGCCAATTCTCTTAACATTGGCATCACAATACCCATTCTTCTGAGGTCTAATTTGTTTTCCTCAAAAATGTCTTTAAATGTTATCCTTTCGCCATCTGGGTATTTAAATCCTACTGCTGGCATAATCCTTCTTTCTGTTTTATTTTAGTACATAGATAATATAAACCACCCATAAACATAACAAGCAATAATTTATATTATTTTTATTTTTTTCCTTGACAAGTGGCTATTTAAGGCTTATATTGTTAATACCTGTTCTGGTTGGTCGTATATATATATATTATATATTATATATATTTAAATACTCTATATCTTGTTCTATCATATTATCTTTATTGAAGGAGTAAAACTTATTAAACCTTTTAATTATATACTCTTCAATATCTTCTAGTTCAAGGTACTTTATAAATTTTTCTATACCAAGGTCTCCATTAGTAAACAGGATTTCTTCTGTTGCCTTGTCATATTCGGACAGTTCCGCTTTATACTCCCTTCCAACCTCAATACCTTTCTGCAC